ATGATGTCTTCGGCTGGGATAAAGATCGATACCTGACGGCCTAGACCTGGGTCGTAGTACACCTTCTTAAACGCTGAACCTGCTGATGGCAAGTTCCACAACATTCTCTCGTGCTCTGAGCGGAACTCAGGCATCTTCTCTGTCAACTGGTAGTTCATGTCTTCTTGAACGCGAACCGCCGCTTGTTGTTTCTTCGGCGTCTCTTTACCAATAATCTTTGTGCGCACTGGACCAGCTGCTGGGAATGTCTCCATGATGGTCTCAGACTGGAAGCGAACAACTGCCTCAGTAATCATCGGGTGGAACACACCGCAAGCGCCATCCCATGGCTCTGTTCTTTCTTCAAACTTCAAGCCCAGCAACGTAATGCCGTCCTTGTACATCTCTTCCCAATCTTTACGGGCAGCTTTGTCGTCGTCGATGGAACCAGCTAAATCACCGGCTAGCTCTTCTAGAGCACCGCCATCCATTTCTTCGGCTAAGTTCTTGTTGAAGTCGTCTTCGTCTTCAACCTCTTCCATGTCAAAAATCTCTTCGCCTTCAACGCTAATACGCAAAGCTTCTGGGTCTTCGATCTCGATTTCAATATCTGGTTCAGCTCCAACGATGGCTCCTAGGCCTTGTGGTGCTTGATAAAGCGCTTTATCAATTGCCATTTTCTATCCTTAATAATACGCCGCACGTCTGCGACGGTAACTCAATGGCTCGTCAGCCATATCGCTATCTAAGTTAATAAATCCGCCTTGGCGGTAGCGCAACAGCGCTTGTGTGCAAGTATCCACGAAGTCGTCGTGTTCGCCAACAGGAAACGCAGCTATTTCTTCAACTACTTCTCTTGCCCACCTGGTATCTGGCGCCCAGACTTTGCCAGAAGCAAACAAGTCACTGACCGCGTTAAGACGGGCGATTTTGTCATTACCTCGGCTGGGTGTGAACTCTTGGACAGGGATACCCATTCTTCTGAGCTCCTGGATAAGAGGACCCCCGGCAGCTTTTTTCTCGACGATACAAGCATCTGGCTCCCACTCCTTGTAGTGTTTTAAAGCAACTGTCTTGAGTTCTGGGAACGCCATCCGGTCTTTGAACGCGTCCAGCAATATGAGGTTCGGACTGTTGTTATCCTCTTCGTTGTACCAGACTCCCCACGTGGTGCAAGCACTGTAGTCACTTGTCGTTTTCGTCTCATGCGCCGTATCCCAACTCTGAATCACATACTCACATCTGGGTGGCTCGTCGCCCTCCCATATCCGCCAATCACTACGCTTAATCATCGCCACCGTATCACTGGTGGGGTTCTGCATATACTGCGCGTTCCAGAACCTTGGGTCCATGTTCGCTTTTTTAGCTTTTAACGCCTCAAGGCTCCACTGCGCAGGCCAGAGTGACTTCTCGTTCTCCGTGTCCTGGTTCAGTATGGCTGGTAACTCAACCACCTCCCACTGGTCAGCGTCGGGATTCTTTATCTGGTAGTCGACCAAGCGCCCAGTCAAGTCAAGTAATGACCACCTAGTCATAATCACGATGATGGCACCACCCGGCATTAGACGTTGTAGGGGACCTTGCTGGAACCAAGACCACGCATTGTCAAACGCTAGACGGCTGTTAGCCTTCATGTCCTGTTCAGAATGGGGATCGTCAATAACAAACAAATCAGCACCACGGCCTGCAAGAGCGCCGCCCACACCAGCGGCATAATACTGTCCGCCAGCTCCAGTAGACCATTTACCAGCCGCCTTCTGGTCATCCGCCACCAGCGTGTCCGGGAATAACGTTTTGTACTCATCTGAATCAATCAAGTTCCTTACTCTACGACCGAAGTCTTCTGACAGAGACGCAGTGTGCGTGCCCATGATGATCTTCTTTTCAGGGAATTTACCCAAAAAATAGGCAGGGAACAGGTAAGAACTGAACTCAGACTTACCCATACGCGGTGCGATGTTGATAATCACACGCTTCTTCCTGCCCTCAATCACGTCATTAAATATTTTTGCCAGTTTCCTGTGGTGTGGGCCGACTTTAAACCCTGGATACACGTACTGCGCAAAGGAAATCGGGTCATTTTGTGCTTTTGATAGCTGAAATCGGCGCTCTTTCTCTTCAAGGTCCTCAAGAAACACCAGTTTTTCATCGGTTGTCATGCTTGGCAACGCCAACATGGCCGCTTTGGCTTCTTGCGGGGAGAGGCACTCGTAACTACCTATCACTTCTCTTCGTCCTCTGGGCCTGGTAGCTCTTTATCTAGGTCAATCGCATCCACATCCACTATGTCAGCCTTGCCCATGTAGCGGCCAAGCTTCTCCTTAATACGTTTCTCTAACTCTTCATCGCTCAAGTCGGTCTTCTTGACCTCAACCCGCTCGGTAAACAGGGCCACTTCTGTTACCTTGCCCAGCATGTCAAGTGCTTTTAAGCGTATACGGGCATCTGGGTGGTCGGTTTCTTTGACAATTTTTGCCACAGCCATGGTACGTAGCTCTTCAGCCTGCTTTACGAACTGCCACTGGTAGCTAGACAGCATCGCCACGTGAGAACGAATCTCTTCAGGCAGCTGTAGTTCAAGGGCTTTTTGTTTGGCGTCGGGCGCCTGGGTGATTATTGAGTTGAATGTTTCTGCAACTTTCTGTTGCTGCGCCGCATTAAGTATCGCGTCGTCTTCTTCGGCAATCTGCTTTAACCACTCGGTTGTGCCAATCTGTGCGTTGATTGTTTCCGAAGCGTTTAATTTTTCTAGAGGGGTAAAGTCGACAGCTACAGACTCAATGTCTGGCACATAGTCTGCTGCCGCTGCTAAGACCAAATGATCTAACAAATTACCTCCATGGTTGCGCCGTGGGCTTGGCGTATGTCAAGCAGTATACATACAAAAAAATAAAGTGCAAGTTAAAAAGAAAACCCCCCGGTAAGGAGCCGGGGGGTTAAGGGGTGGTTTCACTCTCACGATCAACCAAGGAGACGTACGCCGGACAAACGAAAGGAAAACCGACGCACAAACATAGATTACCAGAGTTCATCAAAGTGTGTCAACAAGTATCAACGCGTATCAACATGCTGTCTAAAACTTGACATAGGTCGGTAAAATTTTTACAAAAATTGACACGATTTTGAATTATGGCTATGGATTAGTGATCTATGTGCCATGCCATGTCATGCAGAATTTCGGTGGGTCGGTGGTGGGTGGGGTCAAATTGGCAGGCAAAACGGCACGGAGTGGTAAAATTTAATCATTGGAATTCGGGGAGATTTCTCCCCAATCTCAATCTGATGCTCACACAGTCTGTGAGCTTTTTTTTATTGGAGAATCAAATGAAAGTTCAATACACATACACACAATTCGCCTACGCTGTGGGTGTAAGCGACCGAGTCACGCTAGAGGCAAGCCAGCCATTCCACGAGGAATACATGGCAAGCGAGGACAAGGCTTTCAAGGCACGAATGAGAGCTGATTGGGTCGTGAGTTATGTCGCAGGTAATCGCAAGCTCTCACAAGCTCAGGCAATCAAGGTATGCAAGATGACTAGGGTAGAACGCAACGCCTTAGACACCGAGCTAGAGAAAGCCGTGAACCGAGCAGGTCAGAAGTTCTCATACCATGTGAGCAGACCTGAGGGAACGAGCAAGCAAGGTGACCTAGTCAAGCAAGCCTTAGCACTATACGCAAAGATGTCAGGTAGTCAAAAGCGTAGTTTCAAAGCTCAGTTGTAATGCGGGGAGGTTTCTCCCCAACAAGTTTGACAGAGTTTCTGAATCAATGTCTGTCTGTGCGGTCTTACTGCGATTCGGAATTCTGTCAAACATCTCTCACCAACAAGTTCAGGAGTAATCAAATGGTCAAACCGACTATCAAAGTGAGCAAAACTCACACACTCTCACAGTTCATGCGTCTAACCGAACTGCAATCAAAGGCATTCAAGCGTAGCAAGCTACACCTAGCACGAGCACTCGGCTTACGCTTGCGTGAACTCAAACAAGACAACCCATACCTAAGGGAGTATTAATCATGCACCAACGCACAACAATCCAAATCATGTGGGCGAACCGCCACACGACAGACGGCAAAAGACTACACAGGTTCACACGCAAGCTAATCAACAACCTCTCAAGGAGAATCAAATGAAAGCATATGTCGTAGCTCACTTCCACAATGGCGTAATCATTGAGTTCAAGCGTAAGCCCAAATCATGCACGCCACAACCTGTCACACTCAATGTGGCAACCAACGCAGTCAAGAAACTGAACGCCAAACTCGGGGAGGTTTCTCCCCAAAACCATTGGGCTTGCCTAACCATAGACCGACTAGCCGAGCTCAACAAGCTAAACTTATGGCAACAAGTTGGTGTAAAGTAGTCAAGTGAACATTTGTCACCCTATTATTATGCGTGGACACGCAGTATCCACCCTGCGAGCCTTTCAAGTAAAGGCACTGTCCACTTCCAAGCATATATTATTATATATAATAGATATAGATATATATAAATAAGTATATGTTTAAGTGGACATAGACGAGAACAAGCAAAGCTTTTTAGCTTGATAAATTCTCCAAAATGCCTAGTTATGTATGCTCAATACACATCATCAGGTATACAATATAAGCTCGCAGGGTAGGCAACATATGCGTCAACCTCATCTCAATAGCGTGACGGAAAGGCAAACAAGTGGACACTTTTGACATAAGCGGGGAGAAACCTCCCCAAGATGATTGGGTTATCACACCACTACACAAGCATCTAACCCATGCACAATGTGCTATGTGTGAAGAAATACTACCCATCAAGCTATTCAAGCGTAGGCTAACGCTACAAGAAACTGCCAAGAAACTAGGTAAGCCCAAGGCAAGCTCACGCATGGTCGTGGATAGCAAATACTGTGCATCATGCAGACCAAACGCAATACCTCGCAAGAAAATGAAACAAAAGACTCGTGATGAAATACGAGATGCCGTGTCATACGGCGACATACACCCTGTGTTTGCCAAACTAGAAATAGATAAACGCAACGCAGAGGTTAACGCCAAGAAATCTGCAGGCATGAAGCGTAGATGGGACACCATACGACAGGCACAAGCCAAGCAGTATGGGAAAGACCTGCAAGCCCAAGTGAATCGCAAGGCTTCTTATTACCATGCTAACAAGCACAACGGGGCAGATACTACACTCATCACCTTTGCCCTAGCGGACTATACCTACGCAAAAATAGCCAAACAAACGCTATTAAGACAGAATCAAAACGGGGAGAAACCTCCCCAAGCACAAGCTACCAAGCTTGAAGATGCATACACATACGACCAACTACAAGAACTACAACGGCTCAAGCAGTTGATACCACAAGCGATTTTAGTTAAACAACGGAGGAGAAAATGAAAGGCAAGATTGATTGGCTACTAGTGACAATCACATTCGGCGGGCTCTACCTGCTCGGACACCTGATTGCGTTTATATGGAGGCAAGTATGCTGATAGATAAAAAGACAGGCAAGGAATTGCGTGAGGGCATGGAGATACTACGCCCTGACTATCGTGGATTCAAGAAGCGATACTTTGTTCACGAGATACTGCCCAACGCAGTTATCTTATTACTCATCGGTGAGTCAGCCCTCACCAATTTATATATAACCGTGCCAATGGCTGAGCTATCGCAATATAGCTTAGGCACATCAATGTTTTAGTAGTTGTAGTAAACGGGGAGAAACCTCCCCAACAAGTTGTAGTAGATGTTTGACAACCTAACGAAAGGAAATCGTATGACAACATCATTAGTTCTAAGTTGGCGGGTATGGAGAGACCGTGTTGAGACATCGCCACGGTCTTGGTCAATGCAGGAAGCACGCACATTCATTCGTAATGAGATGCGTGAGAACCTCACCGAGAACCCATCTCGCAGGTTCAGAATGCCTGTGATGTATGGCGTGTCTAGTATTGATAACCTGCGTGAGAAGCTCAACAGTAGGTTCAACGGCGACAGCTCTCTGTTGGCGGCGTCAGTCAAAGCTAACAAGCTGGCACAGAAAGCGTTTGGTGCTAAGCTTGCCGAGTGTATCCGAGAAGACGATGACGAGGGTGCGATAGCTCTCATCAACGACAACCACAGTTTCAGAGATAGGGCTCACACTAGTTGGGCTGATGTGTTGGATAAGCACTTCTCAGGTAGCTTCCACCAATGCACCGACTGTAATCACATTGACGAAAGCGATAGCGGTAGCTATGCGTATGATGACAATTGGGTGTGTGAATCATGTATTGATGACAACTATCGTTGGTCTGATAACCGTGACACATACATCACGATTGACGATTGGCATGAGGAAGAAGACGATAGCGATGATGATGACAATGGCGACTCGGTCATCGGCAGTTATCACCACGCCAAGAACCTCGTGTGCCACATACCAAGTGCGTATGACAAGATAGACAAGCCTGCGGTGTTGCTTGGTGTTGAGCTTGAGATGGAGGTCAATGACTCATACAACAGGCACGAGAAGGCTCAAGAGTTATACGACAAGATACGCTGGCACAACGGCTTCCCGTATGCGTTCTTTGAAGATGACGGCTCACTCAACCATGGCTTTGAGATGGTCACGAGCTACACAGGTCTTGATGTTCATGCCGAACGCCTCAAGATATTCAAAGACAGTCCTGTGCGTGGGCTACGCAGTCACGACACCACAAGTTGTGGGCTTCATGTTCATGTGAGTCGTGCAGGTATGACCACATTCCATGCGTGTAAGCTGGCGTTCTTCATTCACGATAGCGGTAATCAACGCTTATTGAGAGCTATTGCTCGTAGGTCTAACAGTCGCCATGCCAAGATGGTCAACAAGAAAGCCGATTCACAATGGCTCAAGAATGCCAAGACCGATGGTATCTCACGCTTGAATGACGACAGGTATGAGGCGGTCAACTTTCAGAATAGTGCGACTGTTGAGTTCCGTCTGTTCAAGGGCACACTACGCTACGAGTCAATCATGGCGTGCTTGGAGTTCTCATACAACAGTTGGTTCTTTGCCCGTGACATGGGCGTGACTGAGTTGACCGAGGCTAAGTTCCTTGACTACATCTGTCAACCAAGCAGGCTCAAGCACACTAAGTTCCTGCGTGAATACTTGCGGTCTAAGAACTTCATACTACCTATCAAGGACAAGCAACCCAAGCAAGAGGTTGTTGAGGTTTAACGGGGAGGTTTCTCCCCAACACATTTACATAAACAAACGAAAGGAAATACTATGTGTCTATTAGTCACTCAACCCGCTAACGCCCCTGCTCTATCCGATGCATGGCTTACTGATTTCTACTATGCCAACGCCGATGGTGTGGGTGTTATGTATGCACAAGATGGTGAGCTAGTCGTTGAGAAGATACTGCCTGTTGATGAGGAAGACTTCATTCACTTCTACCGCAACCACATTGAGGGTAAGGACTGTGCGTTCCACCTACGCATGAAAACCCATGGCAACATTGACATGGAGAACTGCCACCCATACGAGGTGCTCAACCACAGCGAGCATGGCATCAGCTTATGGCTCATGCACAACGGCGTGCTGTCAACGGGCAACAAGGCTGACGAAACCAAGTCAGACACTTGGCACTACATCAGGGACTACCTACGCCCTATGTTGGCAGACAACCCTGAGTTTGCGTTTCACCCTGCGTTCTCTGCAATCATTGGCGACCACATCGGTAGCAGTAATAAGTTCGTGCTGATGGACAACAATGGCAGGCAGGTGACCATCAATGAAGATGCAGGCGTCTATTGGGGTGGCTTGTGGTTATCCAATACCTACGCATGGTCAGCAAGTAAGTCAGCAAGTAAGACATATGTGAACGACATCATGCTGGCTCACGAGCAAGTAGCTGAAGAGCCTATGAAGTATACGAGCACATATAACTATGGCTATGGTAGCTATGGCAAGGACTACGGCTACTCAGGCACATGGTCAGACGACTACTA